GACCTTGGAAACACTCACAGTGAATGTGACTGCAGGACGATACTTGATCACAGGTATTTTGAATCCCAACAACATTGACTCAGCCAACACTGTATGGGCCGGCTTGAACAATGCTGGTGGTGGTTTCCAACCCAGCTTTACACAGTTTGCCGTTGCTCCTCGATACTCAGACGAAACCTCAGGTGGTGTGCAGGCTGCTCCGTTGAACACAGTGGGCGGCTTTCAACGTTCGGGTGTGATGGTAAGTTCAGGTCGACTTAGAACTTTTGCCAATTTAACGCCTGTGGTGGTGTCAAGTTCAGGCACAGGTGCCAACTTGACTGTGCAGTTGCAGTCCTTAAAAACAACTTATTCAACCACTACCACCAGTATTAGTGTGCAAAACCCTGGTTCAGGATATGCTGTGGGCGATACCTTGAAGATTCTTGGCAATGTGTTGGGTATGTCAACTCCGGCCAATGATTTGTTTTTGACAGTGGCTGCGACAGATGCAGACATCACCGGGGGTGAACGACTGTTTTCCATCCCAATTCAAGGAACAGGTATTAACACATTGGACTTGACACAGATCAAACAAATTGGGCAGAGTTCAATTCCGGGCACAGGCACCTATCCCAATGGACCAGAAGTGCTGGCAGTGGTGATTACTGCACTGAGCACTAGCTCAAACCCAGTGGGCGAGATTCAGTTGAGTTTTGCTGAAAGCCAGGCTTAACTGCCCAAAGCAAGATACCGCTCTACAGTGTCTATCTTGCTTTGTACTGCTTCAATGTTCACAGTTGACCACAAGCCAGGATGCATGGGCCTGGGCCATTGACCACGATCAATCCAGGCATAGCCCATGTGCTCGTCGTTGAGCACCGGCACAAATTCATCTGCAACAACACACACCCAGGTATTGTATTCAAACTGGCCATCTGATGATGTGAATTTTTCTAGTGGAACCAAGCGTTGATATTCAGGCATGCTGCCCAGTTCCTCAATGCACTCACGTTCCATGGCACCAAGTAGTGTTTCGCCAGACTCTACCTTGCCACCAGGTAGCCCCCAAGAACCAGGATGTCGTGTGTCATTGCGCAACAAATACAAGTAGCGCCCAGTAGCACTGCTACGAAACCAAACTCCCACTGCCTTCACAATACCAGTCTCCAGGTGCCTCCAGGGTACACCCCTTGATAACTTTTTACCCAGGCTTCGCCAGTCCAACGGTATTGAATACCTGTGGTGATGTTGGTCACATACTGTGTGTTGTTGGTTTCTGTGGCAGCACGGAATACCACACGCCAGTAGTTGTTGGAGTACTCAACAATGTCATTGGCCTGTGCCACCAAGCCGCGACCATTGGCACCCACCCAGTCTTCAGCTGGTGCAGGATTGTCAGCAGATCCTGTGTCTTCTGTGAGCAAATACCTCACACCTTCCAACACAGAATCTTGTGGCCTTGGTCCGGATGCTAGTGGGTTGATAATGGCATCAATGGGACTTAATGTGTTTTGTGGAGCAGTGTCAATGTCAACATTGTACAGCATGAATCTGTCATCATTGGGGTCTAAAACTACGGTGCCCACAACTTCAGTGCCATCTGGTTGTTCCAGGCGTATTTGACTCACACCTGGACGCAACACTCCATACAGGCCTACCACAGCAGGCCACAACAAATTGCTGTCAGGCACAATTTCAGTGGGAGTCAGTTCATCGTTTTCTGGTTCTTCAGCTAGATATTTTTGCTGCAATACCTGCAGGGTCATTACACCACCGTTGTCAATCAACACAGTTGCATAGTTGAAAGGAGTTATAACTTGTCTTGTGCCCAACAACAAGTCGTTGTTGGTAATAGCATTGACCAAATCGCCTTGAGCATCGTACATTGATGCCACAATGCGTTCCACAACACCCAGTTTTTTGACCTTGGCTGGACTACTAATCCATATGGGCATGCTGAATGTCAGTGTGGCCACGTCAATGGGATTTTCTGTACCAATAGGTATGCTTCGGCTGCTCCACACAGTTCTGTCCAGGTACATGGTACTCAAACTGGTCCAGTCAATGTAGTTGTCTGTGCTTTGTATTTCCAAACTGGGATTGAATAGTGTGAGTATTTGTTCCAACAACTGCAACTTTTGATTGGTATTGCTGGTCCAAATATCCAAATTGATAGTGAGCTTGAACGGCACAGGCATCAGTCGTTCCACAGTGAATGCATTGCCTTGTGTGGTTTCGTAAGTTTCTGTGCTGGGATCATAGGTGCGTTGACGCACATTGACCTTGCTCACAAAATACGGCTCTTGCATACGGGTTTGTTCATAGTCCAAGCCAGTGATGTAAAAGGTCATCAACGGCGTTGAAGGCAAACTGTTGCGACTGTTTTCCTGTATGATGGTTTGTGCGTTGCGAGTGGCGTCACCATAGCGCACAGGCACACGTATTAATGCGGCAGCATTTACTCCGTCGTTTTCGTTGGCGTACTCAATTTGAAAACCTGAAAAGATTCTTGTGAACTGCAACAAGAATCTGCGTATTTGTTCGTCGTAAAAGAAGGCTTGAATTTGGGTTCTCCCAGTTAGGTGCCAGGTGGTAAAAAGCCACCTTGGTCGCCATTGTCTGCACGTGGGCGAAGAATTTCGCTAAGACTCTGGCGACTTGGAATATTGCCCAAGTCTGTGGTGTTGACAGTGGCAGTGTTATTTACAAAACTACTGCGCAGGGTCTTATTAACTGGACCGTTGTTGAGGTTGGTGCGCACATTGTCTTCAATGCGTACCCAGCGAGCACCGTCATATCTAAACAGTCTATTGGGTTTGTAATCTAATCTCAATGCATAGGCTCCTGCCACAGGATTGGGTGGGAACGACACACCAGGTGTGACAGGCAAACCATTGGGAGCAATACCATCTCCAGTGAGGTAGCCCATGGTATAGCCATCTGACTTGGGTGTGACGCTCATGCCTCCTTGTGTGCCATCCACACTCACAGTTTCGTCGGCACTCAAACTGTCAGGGTTGGCAGGCTCGCCGTTTTGAGTGGGCAAAATATAAAACTTATCAACTTCATAACCGCTGAGTGGTACTTCGGCGTCGGCCTGTATCAATATGGCATCATTGATCTCATAGTCTTTGGTCCGAGTACCTTGTACATCACTGATGGTAGCAGGTGTGTATTCTTGCCAAAAGTTGGTGTTAGTAATGGCTGTGTCAGCCGGTGTATTTTGAATGGCACGATAATACACGTCACCATAATTGACAATGGTGTTTGTGGGATAGAAGTTGCCTGGATCCCAGATGTTCTCTGCCACAAAAGGCTTGTTGGTAATAGTGTTAAACTCTTGTTGATCCTTCATGGGCGTGCATTTCACACGCCACAAGTGCGGCAACCAAGTTTGAGAGAACCCTTCTGACGCAAAGTCAGCATCTTGAATCACATAGTATCTGGGCAAGGCTCTGGGAATGGACTTGTTCAAGGGATGATAATCTGTCAAGTTGGGAATTTCTATCACATCACCGTTCATGAGTTTGCGACCAAACGTGTCAATCATGGTGTTGTAGTGAAAGGTCATGAATATGGTGTCGTTGTTGAGAAACAAGCCAAATTGTGTTAGATCAAAGTCCACGTCTTGCGTGTTGTATACACCGCGCATGACATACACATCGGGGTCATAAACCCTGTCGCGGTTTTCCAGCAACAGCAAGTCTTGAATATTCAGCACATCTACATCTGCGTATGTGGGCTGAGTGGCATCAAAATTGCCTGATAATACTGAATCTGCCCCACCTGCTTCTGGACCCATGTAGCGATGGATGTAGATATCCAGTCCGCCCACAGTGTACATTTCACGAATGGTGCGGTCCAGAAATTGATAGTCTCTGGTGCGATTGGGGCGGTATAGGGATAAGCGTGGCATGGTATATTTATAGTACTTTGGGTTTACAGTCAAGTGGGTTGACTAATAAATCCTTTTCTGCTATAATTACGTATAAATTTACCAGGAGCCCATATGAATGCAACACGAGCCGCTGTCAAGCCACTGAATCCTCGCAGTCCTGATACCAAATACACTGGATTAGAGCCCACATGGCGTGTGCAACCCACGGATGATCGCACCAGTCAACTCAGTGCTGCCTTCTCATGGTACAATTACTTCTACGGCAAAAAAGACGCACGTGAAATGCTGGTGGCTTACTTGGAGCATAACGGACGCAAAGCAGATGTTCGTGCATTG